CATGCCCCAACTAATTTAGCACCTCTTATTTTTCTCGTTATGCTACTATACCAAATATCTCCTGTTGTTAATGGATCGGGATCACCCTCCACCGTTTGAATCGTTAAGCCTCTAAGTCCTTTATAAGTTGTCATGGACTATTTATCCTTTAACAGCCAACCTTGGGTACTATCTGTAAATACCAATGTAAAGGCAGCTCTTTCTGTTGCTACAGTTAAGTCGTCTGTTGATGCATGAATTTTTTCTGAACCATTAGCAGCAACTGTAATATTATTGGAATCAGCTGTTCCTGCATAATCTATAATAGAAACTTCATCTCCAATTGTTCCTGCAGGAAGCGTAATTGTAATTGCTGCAGAAGTTGTATTAACAAAAACACCTTGTCCTGCTGATGCGGTAAAATTTCCTGTTTTAACGGCTTGCCAAGAAGTTCCACCGCCAATATAGGTTTTAACTCTAGCAGCAGTCGTTTTTCTATTAGTTCCACCTGCTCCATCATCTATTAAAAATAAATCTGCATCTACGATGTCTGCTCCAATATCTGTCGCACCATCTATATCTAAACCAGCTATATTAAATCCACCTGCAGCGGTTGCTAACGTTCCTGCAAAGGTAGCATTTGCACCACTAAAAGTTAAAGCTGTTGTTCCAGAAGAACTTGATTTAATAACTAATTGTGTGCCTGAATTTGTAAGTGTTCCAAATAATGTTCCACCATCTTTTAAAAAGATATCGGCTCCATCGGCATCTAAAACAATATCTGTACCAGCATCAATCGTTGCAACTGCAGAAGAAGAAATCGTTAAATCAGTTCCATCTCCTTCAATTTTTTCACCATCATCACCGAAGGTTATTCCAACGTCTGATGGAACATTAATATCTGTGGTTGCTGTTAAATTAATATCGTTTCCAGATGCAAAGGTAAAATCAGTTCCATCCGAGGAAATATTTTCTCCGCCATCGTCATAGAAGTAAAGTTTTCTGTCATCGTTAATTCTCATGACTTCATTACCGTCGTATTGTTGGAATACTAAGTCATCTGCATTAACCCCGAGTTTAATAATTTGAACACCAGATGTGCCATCCATATCCAAACTTAATTGAAGTGTACCAGCGTCTTTAAATTCTACATTTCCACCAGCAGCGTCAATAACAACGTCGTCTCCAGAATCTAATGTTACATCTGCTGATGTACTAGCATTTCCAATCGTAACTGCTGCATCACCAGCTGAAATATCGTCTGCTGCTAAAGCAGCAGCTGAACTTGCCCAGCTTAAAGTCCCTGATCCATCAGTTGTTAATTGGTATCCATCAGAACCATCAGCTGTAGGTAAAGTATAAGTTACATCTCCGGACTGCGTTCCAACTTGAAATGCAGTGTAATTTGTCCCGTTGTCTGTATCTTCGTATAATCTTAATTGACCGGGTCCTGCTGCTGAATTATGAACACCAACGAAACCAGCATCATCAATAGTTAATAAAGTATTACCATCATACTGTTTAAAAATAATATCATAACCATTAACTTGTTGTTGAATAACTGCATCACTTGAACTGTTAGAGATATCAAGAATTGCCGTTCCACCTGATTTGAATGTTAAATTATTTCCAGCAGCATCTAGTATAATATCTGCTGCAGCATCTACTGTTAAATTATTTGCTGATATCGTTAAATCAGTACCATCGCCTTCAATTTTTTCACTTGCTCCACCAAATTGAATTCCAACACTATTAGGAATTACAACATCAGTAACAGCTGTAAGGTTAATAGTATTTCCTGCAATCGTTAGATCAGTGCCATCGCCTTCAATTTTTTCACCATCATTACCAAACGTTAAACCAATATCAGTACCAATGTTTATGTCCCCACCAGCACCAACAGTAATTGATAAATCGGTTCCATCGGATTCAATTTTTTCTGTCCCTGCTAGTAAAAGCCCAGTATTTACAGCAAGTGCTACATCAGTAGTAGCTGTTAAGTTAATAGTATTTCCTGTGATAGTTAAATCTGTTCCGTCGCCTTCTATTTTTTCACCGTCATCCCCAACCGTTAAACCAATGTTAGCAGATAGATAAACATCTGCCCCTGAGACGATATGTAAATCTGTTCCATCTCCGTAGATGTATTCTCCGCCTTTGTCGTAGAAATAAAGTCTACGATCATCGGCTATACGAACAACTTCATTACCGTCGTATTGTTGAAATACTAAATCATCAGAGTTAACTTTTAACTGTATAATTTGAGCATTGGCAGTGGTGTCCATATCTAAAAGAAGCTGAGTTGTACCAGCATCTTTGAATTCTATATTTCCGCCTGCTGCGTCAAGAACGAGGTCGGCAGGTGAATCTATGGTAATATCTCCCGTTGCTCCTGTAAGAGTATTGGTTGATATTCCTGTATCAACCATGTTTGGATCAGTACCATCATCAGCAGTCGCATAAACAATTTTAGTTCCTTTATCCGTCGTTCCAAAAACAACGGTGCTTCCTGATCCAGAAACATATTTAAATGTAAGTGTGTATGCTTCTGTTGTACCATTTACCAGAATATACATTTGTTGAACATCTAACGGAATAGTTACCGTAGAGTTTCCACTAAGTGCTCCTGTAAATTTTATAATTCTATGCCCAAGGACCGCACCTGTTGATCCGTCAGAAACGGATAACGTAGTGGTTGTTGATGAAATAGCTTGGGTTTCATAACCACCAGAAGTTGTTCAACGATTTGTAAATTGGTATTAGTTTTAGATCCCCATGTACCGGCGTTTTCGCCAGTAGTCATTTTTTCTATACCTAATCCTGTATAACTTGATGCCATTTATTCTATGCGCTCCCTACGAAAATTTCTACATCACACCCTGCAGTATCTGCATCCACGGTAATGTCGACTAAATTTGCAAGACCTGAAGCCAGAGCTGATCCTGCTGCCTTCATGGTATCAGCTACGCCACCGCTATTATCACCTGGATAAATAAACGAATGACCAGCGTCAACCTTCATTCTATATTCTGTGTCATCTTCATCTCTAAACGTTAACATAATATGATTGGATGAATCTAAATTTGTAATTCTAATATATCGTACATCGCCGTCATCAAAGATTCCTGCGACATAACCTACTTTGTTTGCAGTCACACCTACTCCGCTAATAGCTGATATAAATCCTATTAAACCGCATTCTGTTGTTGATGCGGTTACGACTCTTTTTACAACTTCGTTAACACTGGAAATATCCAAAGATCTTTCCGATCCATAATCGATGTTGTTGAGTGTAATTGCTTCTTTGACTGTTACTGTTAGTGTTGCCATATTTTAATCCTTACGGTGTCTGAGCCGGAACGGGTATACGAGGTTCTCCATCCGTATAGTCGTCTCGTCTTCTTCGACCTAGTTGTTCTGCACCAAACTTCTGTACTTCAGTTTGATACTTTTGTTCATAAAGTTGTAGCATATCTTGTGGACCTTTTAAATAGCTAAAGGCCTCTACGAGACATGCATACAATAATCCATTGCCAAAGTTAAGACTTAAATAAGTTGTCGTATTTGCCGAACTCAATCCTACCGGTCTAGCGTTGTAATGAATTTTGTACATAAAAGCCGAACTTGGTGTTGGCACAATAGTAATTCGTCCTGAAGATGTCGCTCCAGTTCCTTCGGCTCCGCCCGACATGGCGTAGTATTTTGGTGTGCCTGTCGTTGTTTCAGCGGCGTCATATTCCCTAAGATAGCTAATATCTTTCTTGATTAAAAAGCTGTTGGCTCCTGTCGTAACTGATGTTGAAGTATAAACTTGAAGATCTCTAACAAATAAAGTTCCAGCAGGAGCATAAACATTGTCTTTCGAAGCTGTTAAATTGCCTATCATTTCTTTTCGATCGGCATCAATAGGAATCTCTCTTTGTATTCTAAGTTCAGAATTATCAATAAATTGATCGGTAATCGTACTGGATAGTACCGAAGTTCCTACTTCTGTATAATTTCCAATTGCTGTTGTAAGTGTTGCGTATGTAAATCCTGCCATATTAAGCCTCTAATGTTGCCGGACCAGCCGAACAATTCTTGCCTCCTCCTGCGATTCCTCCAGCTGTAGCAGTGTTTGTATCTACAGTAAAGTGGTAGTAGTCATCGGTATTTGTAATATCGCCACTTGAATCTCGTGTACCAACGGTAATCGAGTAGCCAGCGGCTTTTGCTACATTAGATCCACTAATACCATCAAAATCTGTTGGATCTTGGTAAGCATCAGAATCAGAACTTGTCCAAATAGGACCTCTGAATCGTACCGTGTCATCTGTTGATCTTCCATGACTTTTTTCAAAAACATTTATAATACCGGATCCTGCTGCAATAGTTTCAAAAGGATTCGGTCCTAGTATTCCAACAACTGTTTTTTCAGTTCTTGCTGGTCTTGCATTCCTTAAACCATGTCCTTCTGTACCGTAAGCTCTTGGCTGCTCTTGTGGATGTTGAGCTTCATATTCAGACTTGTGAACAAAAGAACCATTCCATTCTTTAATCATTTCATTATATGGAAATTCCATACCGGATCGGTCTGATATTGCTTTTGAGTATTTTCCTCTTGCGAATGCCATTATGTTCCTGGGTAATAAGTTTTAGGAAGAATATGAACACTTGTAGAAGAACCATCTTCTGATAGTGCTCTTGCTAATTCATCCTCGTAAAATAATTTTAATTCTTGTGTTCTTTGTGGTGCGTATTTTTGTGATAAATAAAATGCTAATCCTGATGCCATACAAGGTACAAAACGAAAAGGTACATCGGTTGCATCAGTATAAGTTGCATCAACATCTTGTATTCTTTTAACAAAATAGATGTACATGC